TTTGGCATACAACCCGTCTGAGAAGTGATGGTTAATCTCTATTTGCATTACCTATTCCACTTATTAAGAGGGCAACTATTACTTACAAACCGAACTTTAACCCAGATAGGGCAATCACATTCAGTACACATTGTCTTAGGAGCGTCCTCTACTAGCTTACCCAAAGCATCTACAAAGAAATACAATGGGTTTTCGCTCATATCCTTTTGTTTGTCACAAGCAGTGCAAACAGCAAGGCGCTCATCAATAATTTTTTTATCTGGGATAATCATCGTAATTCAGACCAAATAGCTAAAGCGGCGCCGTTGATGTAGTAGGTGTGACCTGCTGGGACAATAAATGAAACAGGGAAATAAGAAATCTGAGGCACGCCACAACAAGATACGGTCTGAGAGTACACAATTTGAATATCGTTAACTACACAGCTAGCTGTGTTTTGAACAGAAGCAGACACCATGATAGGACGACCAGTGGTGTTTGTGTAAACAGTGCCCAGTGAGCGAGAAGCTGTAACGTTTTGCCAAGACTGGTTGACTCCGATAGGGTCTGCAATAGTAATAGCAGCTGTTGTAGCAGAAGTTACTTGTCCTTCTGCGTTTACAGTTACCACAGGAATAGCTGAGGATGAACCATAAGAACCAGCAGAAACACCAGTAGGGGCTATCTTGGCGGTTGTAACAGCATCATTCTCAATCTGACCTGTTGACACCGTAAGCGCGACATCATAATTATCTATAGCAGTTTTAACAAAAGCCGTTGTAGCTACTTGAGTGGTGTTAGTTCCTGCCGTAGCTGTGGGGGCTGTGGGCGTTCCTGTGAGTGCTGGAGAAGACACAGGAGCAACATCAGTGCCAATGACCAAACCTAAGTTAGTACGAGCATTAGCAGCAGTAGAAGCACCTGTTCCTCCGTCAGCCACAGTTAAGTCAGTAATACCAGTAACAGAACCACCAGAAATTGTTGGTGATGTTAAGGTCTTATTAGTTAACGTGGCTGCTGTTGAACGCTCGTTGGTTACAGCGGTTGTAACAAAAGCCGTAGTAGCCACCTGTGTGGTGTTAGTGCCAGCGGTTGCCGTAGGAGCCAGAGGAGTACCAGTCAGTGTAGGGCTGAGGGTATCAGCCTTACTGTTTACTGCTGTTTGAATGTTGTTAAACTCATCATCAACCTCAGCACCCTTAACAATCTTGTTGGGGTCGCCTGAGAGTAACGCATCCTTACTCGCAAAGTTTGTAGCTTTTACATATTGAGCCATTAGCCAATCCTTCCAGTTTTAACAAATGCGTCAATCTTCTGAACTGACAACTCTGATCCATTAACATCAGCCTCAAAGCCAATTTGGATAGCACTGCCAGCACCGCCAACGCTACTTTTAATTTTATCTAACACAACACCAGTATTAAATTCAGCTATGTTATATTCAGAAACACCATATTCAGAAACAGCACCCACTTGAATAACAAACGGATAGGAGCGATATGCTGCTTCGTAGTCAACACCAACCTTAATCGTAAATTGTTGGTTAGAACCACCTAAGACAGTAACGCCAATCTGCTTAAGAATTTTGTTTGTCGTTGGGCTGTTAAAGTCTACATAGTGAGAGAAGTAACGAAGCCGAAAGCTTTCATTATTATCTGAGTACCCACTATACTTACCAATACCGTTTACCTTGCCAATTAACAAATCTCTATTACGAAGACGTAAGAAGGAGTAAGCAGGGTACTCATACCACACTGTGACACGAGCTGCACCATCTTCCAAAGGACTTCTCATGTCTAAGCAGTAGACAGTCGAGGTCGCGGGGAAAGAGATAAGGTAGAAAGCATTAATCTCTGAGTAAGCAGTACTTACTTCATCTAAACTACCATAAGCTGCGTTTTCAGCAATAACATCCCTGACAAAGTCATCACGGACATTCTTGGTCAAATCCCGCATAGGCAAGGACTTCTCTTGAATAACTCGACCCAGCGAACGAATACCAGTGTCAGACAAAAAGATTAGGTCATTACCTGTGTTCTGTACACTTCGTTTAGCAATACAGCCTACACCGACAATAACATCTTGTAAACCAAAGTTTGCACTAATGGGGTTCTCTGCACCCTGATAGATAACAATGTTGTGCTTACAGAAGATGATCAAAAAGTTGTTATGGGCTGCAATAGCCTCAATGTCATCCGCATTATCTGGAAGGATAGAAGCAATATTCAGGAAGCCACTAGAACCACCATTGAAGGCAGGGAAATCACTGTCAGCAATATCTGTTGACCAGTAGATGTAATCTTTGTCATGAACCCAGTAACGTCCCCAAGCAGCGATAACACCACTAGGATATGCCGCTCCAAAGTTCTGAGACAGCCCTGTAGCGTCTGTAATTGTCTGGGCTAGGGGTGACCCTGCCTCACTGTAAACAACTGGCTCATGGTTCGCTTGAACCAATAAGGCGGTGTCATTTAGTGACGCACCGTTCCAATCGTTACCTGTGATTGTATAAAGAGCAGGAGTAATGTCTGTCAATACAGCACCAATACCACCAGCAAACAGTTTGTTATTACCAGCAGAGATAACCTCTGTACTGTCATCAGCGTTAACATGCTCCATCATGAAGCGCACAGGTTCACCGGAGAGGGCAGAAGAACCTGAAGTGGTCTGCATTACCCAACCTTTACGAGCACCTAGGCGACCATACTTGTCAATAACAACGTTGTCTGTTAATTGAGCAAAGTTTGGAGAAATAGTAACACCACTTTCTTGAGTGTTTAGACCGAAGAAACCGGGGGCAACAATAGAAAGTGTTTCAATCTGTTTCATACACTATACCAAACAGTTTCTTCGGGGTGACGACCAGCATCCAAAGCTACGGAATCAGCCAATGCCGACTGAGCAGCAGCGTAGGCATTCATGCTTTGTTGTCCACCATCTTCACCACGTTCCTCAATTGCCATTGCTGTGGCTAGGAGGATAACAGGACGAGATGGGATAACCATATCATCGGAATCGTTAGATAGTGGTATATTACGCAACACCACGTTAAAGCGTAAAGTGTATGCTCCATCAGGGATAGGATAAACATCTACCTGTGTATCGCCATCAGAACTAACACCGTTAAAGTTGTAGAACGTAGGAGTACCACGCTGTGGGTTTGTCAACAAGAAAGCTTCGTTAAACCAGTCAGCATCCTTGTACAACATGACAATGTCACTTGTGTCGTTTAACACACTAAGTACTTGGAAGTTATTACGGCTTCCTTGGATTTCATAGTTAAACGCACCATCAGTGGTTGTAGCTGTCAGTGTTTGACGTAAGGCACTCCACTTCCAAGCATTCTCGACTTGACTTTTGGCTTCATTAACAAAGTCACCAATCAATCGAGCATAGGCATTAGAGTTGCCAGAACCCTGTACAGTAGTTACTTCACTTTCCCGGAGTCGTCGGAGAACAGAGTTTACTAATTCAATGTATGTCATTTGTTATCCTGTTATTGATCGTAGCCTACTTCACCAGAAAAAGAAGCATTACCTACTTCACCGGGAGATGCGCCGGGAGCGTTGCCTTCTGAGTTAACATAGCCACCTCCACCGCCATATGCGTTTGAATCCCAACTTATACCAGAAGAAGCCATGGCATTATCGTAAGCAACTTTTTCTCTGGCAAGTGCTCGTTTTAACTCTTCACTACGGATATTGTAGTTGGGTAGACCTGAGAGAACAGGAGCACTCATACCTAAGACAGACCGAAGCCAAGCAGGGGTTGCAAGTTGTTGTACTTGTTGCATCCTAAAGTCACGTTCAGCAGGAGTCTCAATGTCGAAGTAAGCCTTCTGTGCAGCCGTTAGTTCTACAGGATTTCCACTATCACCAGACATCATGCCACCAGTAGGGGCGACACCCATAGCTTGTGCTAGAATATCTTCAGCAGCGCCACGACGACCTTCCTCAAAGTCAGTACGAAATTTAGCAAGGTCAGTACGAGCAGGAGCGACATACCCTTGGTTAACATTACCTACATTCTGCACTGCCGACTGAATACCTGAGATGTCAGGCATAGCCATAGGAGCCGGAGAAAGCATTCCTTGCCCCGGTTGCATGTTACCCATAATTCCAGCTAAATACTCTTCATAGCTTGTCTGAGCCATCTTATTCTCCGTCGAAAGCGTATGTAGCCGCTTCTTTGTATAAGTTAAAAGTAGCTATACCGCTCATAGAACTACCAGCCTCTGTGGTAATAACAATAGAATCTCCACTTTGCATGATCAAGCTAGAACCATCAAACTTGATAAACTCAGTTGCAGCCAGTAAGTAGTTGTCAATGATCTTAATCTGATGACTAGCATCATGAGCATGCTGCCAATAAGCACTAACCAGTTTGTTGTTTCCTGTAGCGTTGGAAATAAACAACAGTGTCACCTCAGCCTTAAAACCATTGGGCACAGTGAACAGTGTGTTTGCTGCTCCGGCAGTTAGTGTCTTACCTACGGTGTGCTTCATTCTTCTTAGCTCTCATGTTTCTCTTAGGAAGACTACGGCCTGCTTTAGACATTGCAATGGCAATTGCCT